TTCCGAAATCCGGTAGCGGTATGAGCCTTGGCTGGGTAACGGAAGGCGGCGCTGTTCCTGAATCAAACATGGCGTTCGATTCTGTGACCATGACGCCGAAGCACACAGGCGGCAAAACAGAAATGAGTCGCCAGCTAATCCAGCAATCCAGCCCCGGTATCGAGCAGCTGGTACGCGACGACCTTACATTCCTGATTGCGCAACAGATCGACAACGCCATTCTGAACGGTTCCGGTCTGGCTGGTGAGCCCCAAGGTATTTTGCAGAACGCCGGCATTCAATCCGCGCTGATGCCTACCACATGGGCCGAAGTTCTGGAGCTATCCGAAAAGCTGGAACTGGCCAACCTGGAAGGCACCCGCTTTTTGTCTGCGCCTGGTGTTCGCACCACATTGGCCAGCACTGAGAAGGTTACCGGCTCCGGTTCTGGATTCCTGGCAGACGCCGGCATGATCGACGGCAAGCCCTACGAATCTACTAACCAAATGCCAGCCGATACGCTGCTGTACGGCGATTTCAGCCAGGTAATGCTTGGCATCTGGAGCGAAATTGACATTCTGGTAAACCCATACGCCGAACCCGCCTACAGCCGCGGCGGTATCCAAGTTCGCGCCATGGCCACCTGCGATGTGGCACTGCGCCATGCCGCAGCATTCGTGAAAGCCAGCGGAGCGTAATCATGGAGCGGCGAGCCCTTGAAAGCGTCGTCACAAGCAAAGGCCGCACCCTATACGGGTACGCGGCCCGCTTTGGCGAGGCGACACAGTTAGGCGGATTTTCCGAAATCATCCGGCCTGGTGCTTTCAAGCGCACGCTGGCCAGTGATTCAGCAACCAAAATTCGCGCCATTTACGAACACGACAGCCGCAGCCTATTGGGCAGAATGGGATCCGGTAGCCTACGGCTGTCTGAGGATGCCCAGGGGCTGGCTTTCGAGATAGACCTGCCTGACACGCAGTTAGGCCGTGATCTGCCCGTTCTGGTGGACCGTGGTGACGTTGCCGGCTGTTCGTTTGGCTTCATTGCCCAGGGCGAACAATGGGAAGGCGAAACCCGCCACTTAACCGATGTGGACTTATTCGAGATCACCATCACCGCCGATCCGGCCTATGACACGACCACCGTGCAAGTGCGAGGCAAGCAACCGCCTGGCCTGACGTTGGCCCGGCTGTACCTGGAGGCGTGCCGATGAAATGGCCGTTTAAGCGAGAACAGCGCAACAATACGCCCGCGTTCGATACCTATTACAGCTCACTGGCTGCTGCTGCCGAGTCTGCCGGCGTATCGGTCACCACTGAAAGCGCCGAATCAATCAGCGCCGTTTATGCGTGTGTGGCCGCTATCAGCGAAACCGTGGGCAGTCTGCCGCTGAACCTGTACGAGAAGACCGAAACAGGCCGCGAAAAGGCGACCGGCGAACCCCTGTACCGGCTGCTGCATGACGCGCCCAACGATTACCAGACTGCGCTAGAGTTTCGGGAGCAACTGCAACGCCATTTGCTGCTGCGTGGCAACGGGTACGCCGAGATAGTGCGTGATGGTGCTGGCAGACCCGAAGCATTGCTTCCACTGCACCCTGACCGCGTAACGATTCTGAAAACGGCCAAAGGGAAGTTGCTTTATGACGTGGTAGACGATGGAGGCAATACCAAGCGCCTATTGGGCGACGAAGTGCTGCATATCCGATACCACTCTGATGATGGAATTATCGGACGTTCACCGATTCAGGTAGCCCGAGACACCATTGGATTAGCCCTGGCAGAGCGCACCCATGGTGCCAAAATGTTCGAGCAGGGTACCAAGCTATCCGGCGTGATCGAAATGCCACCCGGCACCACCAAAGAGCAGGCCGCCCAAATCCGCGATTCGTGGGCAAGTGGGCAGGCCGGTGTCGGAAACCACGGCAAAACGGCTGTGCTGCCTCAAGGTGGCCAGTTTAAGACCGTGAGCATGACCCTGGAAGATGCCGATTGGATCGCCGCCCGTCGAATGAGTGTGGTTGAAACGGCCCGATTATTCCGCGTGCCGCCTGTGATGATTGGTGACATGGAAGCAGCCAACTATTCCAACGTGGTGGAGCTGGCCCGGTTCTTTGTCACCAACACACTGCGCCGGCACCTGGTCGCATGGGAACAGGCCATTAATCGTGTGCTCATCAATGACCCGGCCCGGTTCTTTGTAGAGCATAACGTGGAGGGGCTGCTAAGAGGCGATAGCCTGACCCGCGCCCAGTTCTATGAGCGTGCCATTACTGACGGATGGATGCTGAGAAGCGAGGCCCGCCGCCTTGAAAATCTGCCAACGATTAAGGGCGTGGACGATGTACCACCTAGGCAAAACCCAAGTGAGCTATAAGCCCAAGCGCCGCACGATGCCCCTTGCCAATGCGGCATGGCGGCGTCTGCGTGCTGAGGTACTGGCAGAGCGCCCGCTGTGTGAGGACTGCGCAGCCATGGGCTATGTGACACCCGCAACAGAGGTGGATCACCTAGTCGATAGCCGCGCCGATTACTCTGACGACAACAGCCGCGAGAACCTGTCTGTGAAGTGCAAGCCGTGCCACAGTCGAAAGACTGCCGTTAGCATGGGCAAAGCATCAAGTGCTGGCTGTGACGTTCGTGGTGTGCCTATGGACGCAAACCACCATTGGAATCACTAGGAACTGAAACGGCCCAAACCGCTGATTCAGTCCTTTTTTATTGGTAACACCTATGAAACCAACACCCAAAAGAGACAGAGCCGACAGCGCCAAAGCTGCCGTAACCGCGATTCAATCCGCAGCCCTTGGCCCGATTGCGCCGCCCAAGTTCGTCACCGTTCGCAAGCAAGACCGGCCCCTATGGGATGCCATTGTCATGGCCCGCCCGCGTGACACCTGGAACGATGCCGACTTGATTCTAGCCGGCCACCTGGCGAGAGCCTACGGCGATATGGCGCACCTGGAAGCGCACATTGACCGCAACGGGATGGTGGTTGACGAGAAGATCAACCCGGCTTGCGCCATGCTGGACAAGGCCACCCGCCGCGGCCTGTCATTGGCCCGACAACTCAAGGTTGATGCAATCAGCACCGTCGGCAAAGCACGCGACATTCGCAACGGTTCCGAACTGGAAACCCGCGCCCGTGATGCCTTGCAGGATGACGAACTGATTCCGAGAACGATGCAGTGACCAGAGGCGAAAAGGCGTGCCGGTTTATAACCCGCTACTGCGTGACGCCGGAAGGTGCCGGAGTGGGCAGGCCGCTAGAGTTGGCACCGTTTCAGGTTGATTTCATCAAAGCCATTTACGACAACCCCAAAGGCACCCGCCGCGCCATTTTGTCGCTGGCCAGGAAGAACGGAAAAACCGCGCTAATCGCCGCCATTCTGCTGGTGCACCTGGTGGGCCCCGAAGCAAAACAGAACGCTCAACTGGTATCCGGTGCCATGAGCCGTGACCAAGCCGCCCTCGTTTTTAACCTGGCGGCGAAGATGGTTCGACTATCCCCCGAGCTTTCCGGCCTGGTGCGCATTATGCCCAGCGGTAAACGGCTGATGGGCTTGCCATTGAATACCGAGTTCCGAGCACTGGCTGCTGATGGGAAAACCGCCCACGGCCTGAGCCCGGTGCTGGCGATTCTGGACGAAGTTGGCCAGGTACGCGGCCCGCAATCGGATTTTGTGGACGCCATTACCACAAGCCAGGGCGCACACGACAGCCCGCTGCTGATTACCATATCCACCCAGGCGGCGAACGATGCCGACTTACTGAGCCAATGGATCGACGACGCTCAACGCTCCAAAGATCCGCGCACCGTCTGCCATGTTTACGCCGCACCGAAAGGTTGCGACCTGATGGACACGGAAGCGTGGGAAGCGGCCAATCCTGCACTGGGAATATTCCGCAGCCTGGACGACTTAACCGAACAAATGGCCCGCGCCGAAAGAATGCCCAGCATGAGCAACACCGCCCGAAACTTGCTACTCAATCAGCGTGTGAGCCTGGATAGCCCGTTTATTAGCCCTGACGTTTGGGAGAGTTGCAGCGCCGAGCCGCTGCCGTTTGATGGGCCCGTGTATGCCGGCCTCGACCTATCGGCCCGCACTGACCTGACCGCCCTGGCTATCGTGGGCAAAGTGCAAGGCGTGTGGCAGGTACAAGCGCACTTCTGGACACCCGAGCAAGGGCTATTCGATCGGGCAAAGACCGACCGCGCACCCTATGACGTGTGGGCAGCGCAAGGTTATTTGACGACAACCCCAGGCGCGACCGTGGATTACGAAGTGGTGGCGCTGGATATGGCCGAAATTCTGGCCGATCTGGACGTGGTAGCCGTGGCGTTTGACCGCTGGCGCATGGATATTCTGAGCAAAGAGCTGGAAAGGTTGGGGCTGGATTTGCCGTTGGTGCCACATGGCCAGGGCTTTAAAGATATGGCCCCGGCACTGGATCACCTGGAGGCCGAGCTGCTGAACGCCCGCATGGCTCACGGCAACAACCCAGTGCTGACCATGTGCGCAGCCAATGCCGTGGCCACCAAAGACCCAGCCGGTAGCCGCAAGCTGGACAAGTCACGCCGAACTGGACGCATAGACGGTATTCAAGCCCTTGCTATGGCCATGGGCGCCGCCCAATCCGCTGAGGCACCCATTGAGATCAATACAGAGGTATTTTTTGCATGACCCTAACACTGGCACACATCAAGCAGCATTTACGCATTGAAGAAGCGATAGAAGATGCCCTAATTCAAACCTATTGGGACGCGGCAGAGGATCACATTGCCAAATATCTAGGCGACGATTTGCCATATCCGATGCCCAAGCCGGTAGAAGCCGCTGTTCTGTTGCTAACCGCCGACCTGTACGAAAACAGGCAACGGCAAGGTGCCGAAGTATTTTACAAAAACCACACCTATCAGCTTTTGCTCAACCCGTACCGATCTGCCGAAGTGTTTTGATGTTCCGTGCCCTGAGCGGTTCCGAAAGGAAAGTTTCAGGGGAAGGATTACACGGCGAGTGCCTTCTCACAAAAACCCCGTGAACGTGTGCGGCCTTTCTCCTCAGTGGATACCTGTGGCCGGCGACACGTAAGCCCGACAGAGCGATTCTGAACGGGCACCCGGCCCCGCCTGCGTGATGCTGTGCGGGGCTTTTTTGTTTGGGCATGCCCCAGCCGATAGCCAAAACCTACAAAATCACGCCCCTCTATACCTACTTACCGCCGACCTTTAACGATAGATTAGCCGCTGACCACCTAAAGCGAGCCGCCATGTTTATTCGCGCCTACCTACGAGCAAGCACCACCGAGCAAGACGCCACACGCGCCGCTGAGCAGCTTAAAACATTCTGCGCTGACCATGGCCACAAGATCGCCGCCACCTACACAGAGAACGCCAGCGGAGCCACCGCAGACCGGCCCGAGTTGCGTCGTCTGCTGAACGACTGCCAAGCCGGCGATGTTCTGCTGGTTGAATCCGTGGACAGGCTCACCCGCTTACCGCGTGCGGCGTGGGAGCTGCTACGCGCTGAAATCCGCAGCCGTGGCGTGTGCATTGTTGCCGCTGACCTGCCGACCACCCACCAAGCCATGACCGGCGCTGACGACTGGATGCTGAGCTCTATCAACGAGATGTTGCTGGATATGGCCGCAGCCATGGCCCGCACTGATTACGACACCAAGCGCGAACGACAGCGGCAAGGGATCGACAGGGCACAGGCGGCGGGTTTGTACAAAGGCAGGCCAAAGCAAACGGCGAAACGACAGAGAATTGCTGACCTGCTGATTGACGCGAAATGGAGCATTAGCAAGATTGCCGCCACCGTAGGATGCAGCACGAGTACGGTTCATTCGGTAAAAGTGGAGCTGAGGGAGTTGGGAGAAATGCACCCGTGACGAATTCTGATGTAGAATCGAAACCTAGAAACGAAAAAGCCCCGATTAAGGGGCTCTTTGAATTCGCGGTAATCAGTCCTAGACGGCAAATCTGCCTGATTACCTTCACTGAGCAAGTGCTACCTAGACCAGTCGAGAGATTATGACACAGCCCAAAATTCAAAGAAACACTGTTTTTGGATATAGGCCCAAAGCGTTCACAAGCCACATAAGCGCCGAATCCGAAGCGTTCCGCGCACTAAATGAAGCCCATCAAATGGGCATGGCCGCTATACTTTGGAGCATGCACGCCGGAAGGTTCACGCATAATTCAGGCGTGGAGGATGTTTCCGCAATCCACTGGCGCGGCAAGGCTGCAATGTTTGGTAGCGCCAAGCAATTCACCGAAACCAACGCCGTACTAGAATGGTTTGTTCTGGATCTAAAGCCAAAGCGTGGCCATAGTGCCGGCGGCTGGCGTATGACTGAAAGAGCAAAGGAGATCTGTATGGGCTACCAAGAAAACTCAAAACAATACGCCCTGAGCGGTCTGGAACCTGACGAGAAAGGCTTGGTAAATCCTGACGGTTCGCCTTACAGAATGCCGGTTGATGGTATTCGGTCGCGCACCACTGCAAACAGAAATACCCGTTTCGAGAAAAAGCAAATCCACGCCGCCGTAGAAATCGAAGGCGACA